GGACAACGTCAACAATCTACACCGATACCGGACGCATCGAGCTCAATGACGTGACGCGGGTTGCCACTGAGTATGGACCCACCGGGGTGATGCTGGCTCAGCGCCAGTTCACTCCCGAGGAGAATGCCGCGGCCGATCAGCGGTATATCGACCACGTGCAGGCCGTTCAGAACAAGTCTACGATCCAGACGAACCTGGAGCAGGACTACCTGAACATGCAGGCGATCAAGGCGCAGACCAACGCAGATCTGCGCGCGGATCCGGCCCAGGAAATCAAGCAGATCGCGGATGCAGTACGTCGACTGACCAGATTGGCACTCGAAGACTACACCGGCACTGACTGAGGGGCGTGACGCATGGCTATTGGCCTCATGGCGGTAAGCGCCTTCGCGTCCGGGTCAACGTCGCTTGCAATCCCGCACCCGACCGGCCCGGTCGCTGGCGAAATGTTCGTCATGACGATCGCCACCAAGCCGACGACCGCGACGCTCGTGGTGCCCTCCGGCTGGACGCTCAGGGCTGACTACTCGAGCACGTTCGGGACGCACGGCAATGGCACGGGGCCTCAGCGGATGTGGGTTCTCACCAAGCCCACGGTGGGCGGGGAGTCCGGCACGGTGGCGGTGACCATCACCGGCGGCAACGCGAGCGTCGGCATGATGACGTCGATCTCCTCGCCTACGACGGGCAACTATTTCTTCAAGTTCGCCGTCGGCGAGGACACCACCAGCGGCACGGCATTCTCTGCAGTCTGTACTCCGGTGGATGGAGATGCTGCTGGCTGGGTACAGGCGGGCATGAAAGGCCTTGTCTGGGCGGCCAAGATGGACGACGTGGGCACCTACTCGGCGCACTCGCTGACTTCGCCCGGGCTCACCCTGACTTGTACCGAAGCGGCTGAACCATTCACCACTACCGGCTTCGACATCGCGACCGCCCTCTGCACCAGCGGCACGATCACTGGCACTCAGACCGGCCCGAACCTCACCTACAGTGCCACCCTTGGTGCGGCAGGCTATGGCGGCGTCATCGTCATCATCATGCACGATGTTGCATGGGCCACCAACTACACAGGCACCGCTACCCTCTCCGGTTCCGGATCACTTTCAACCTCCGCAACCCCTCAGGTTGCCCGGTCAGTAAGCCTTAGTGGGTCTGGTTCACTCTCGCCTTCAGTTACTCCTAAGCCTGCTCGAGCGATGGCCCTATCAGGTGATGGATCGCTTTCTCTCACTCGAGTACCCAGCGTAGCTCGACCCGTTGCCCTGTCAGGTGTGGGATCCCTTGGCGCCGGGGCTGTCCCCTCGGTTGCCTCACCAGTTTCGCTTTCCGGTTCTGGTACGCTATCCGTAGATGCTGGGGTGCCACTAGATCCCTATACCGGATGGCCCTCCTCATGGGAGTCTGCTTGGCCTTCTGAGTTTGTAGAACCCCTCGATGCTTTGCTAACGAGCCACCTTGGCCACTGGGACTTCTCGAATACTGAGAGTATTACTACCAGCTCGGGTGGCATGGTCATCGATGCCATCGCTGATCAGACTTCGAACAACCTCGATCTAACTAAAGTCGGAGTGACAGGTATAGGCACGCTCAATGGGCTCAGCGCCTTGCGAGTCTATGGGGGTGGTACTCCAGGCGGTATGGTGAGCGCGGCGTTCACCCCAGACACCCAGCCGTACACCACCTGGGCCGCATTCAGGATGGAGTCGATCCCCGACGGAGCTGCCCATGTAATTGTGGGAAACAAGCGTGGTTCTCTGCGGACGATGAGTGGTAAGTTCTCCATTGACATCGACACGAATATTCAAACTTCTGTAAACGCGGATCTCGCTCCTCACGTTATGGTCGCTACTTTCAATGGCGGCACATCGAAGGTCTGGATCGATGGGACTTCGGTATGGACTGGCGGTGTCAGCAATCTAGCTCTTGAGCTCATTACTCTCGGCTTCAACAACTGGAACGGCCTCGGTACTAATGCCGAGCACGCCGATGTAACCATTGGTGAGACCGGTGTCTACCCTGATGCGATGTCCGATTCTGATGTGGGGTTGCTCAGTGACTACCTCATGGAAAAATGGGTTCCAGAGGTAACTGAAGAATACTCTGTTTCGGTTGGGCTATCGGGCTCGGGCTCACTTGGGATTGCCGGGGGGCGCACTGCATACTCGGCTTATCGACTCGACGTAGTTGCGACTAGGTCGACCGGACCCACCGGGCTGGTTCAGCTATCGGAGTTCCAGTTCCTCGTCGGCGGAGTGCGCCAGGTTCCCTCCTCGACAGATAACGCCGGGTCGATGGACATGCCGGAAGGTGAGGAACAGCACAGACTAAGCGATAACAACACTGCGACAAAGTGGCTCAACTTCAACCACTCAAACGGTTACCCGTACTTTATCTTCCCTACCCCCATAACTGCTGATGGCATCCGCATCGCCACGGCGAACGATTCGCCTGAGCGTGACCCAGTGGCGTTCGACGTATACGGCTCAAATGACACTGTAACGGGAACCCCCGGCACCTGGACGCTGATCGCCTCATTTAACTGGTCGACCGATCCCGGTCGAACCTCGTATGTGCCCGACTTTGTCATCCCCCCGCAGCTTTCGGGTGGTACTGGGATTCCTTCACTCACTCAAGCTGTCGGCTTTTCCGGAGCTGGTACACTATCTGCTTCTCGTACTCCAAGCGTCGCCCGAGCAATTTCTCTATCCGGTGATGGTACTCTATCCGCGGCTCGAACTCCCTCAGTGGCTAGGGCAGTTGCCCTATCGGGTGATGGTACGTTGTCCGCCGCTCGAGTTCTCTCTATTGCTCGAGCTATCGCGCTTTCGGGTAGTGGTACCCTAAGCGCTTCTCGAGTTCCCTCGTTTGCTCGGCCTGTTGCTCTATCTGGTGATGGTACCCTAAGTATTACTCGTATCCCATCGTTTAGTCGTCCCATAGCACTCTCCGGTAGTGGTACACTCACCGCCTTCGGAACACCCTCAGATACAGAAGCTATATCGCTGAGTGGTTCAGGAACACTATCAGCTGTAGGTTCAGGTAGTGAACAAGCCAGCTCAACCCCCTCACTCTCAGGTTCTGGTCAGCTCAATACCTCTTCCACATCTAGCTTGGCTGCAGCCGTAAGCCTGAGCGGATCGGGTCAGCTTTCAACCACCAGGACAGTTGCCTTTAGTCGTGCTGTAGCGCTGACTGGTTCGGGAACTCTAACCGCTCTTGGTATTCCAAGCCCTGCTCGAGCAGTACCTCTGTCGGGTAGTGGTACCCTTACTTCTTCAGGATCGCCGGCGATAGGTCGAGCAGTATCGCTGTCCGGTGAAGGAACCCTGACAGCTCTAGGGGCGCCAAATGATGCGCTAAACCTGAGCGGTTCTGGTACCCTTAGCATTACAGCTTCTCCCTCATTCGTTCGAGCCATTGGCCTTTCTGGAGCCGGTACTCTTACTACGACTCGCACAGTTGCCTTTACTCGCGCTGTAGCATTGACCGGTAGTGGTACTCTTACTGCAGGTCGAATCGTTTCATTCTCCCGGGCTGTAGCATTCACCGGGTCCGGTACTCTGACTACGACACGATTTGCAACCTTCCCCCGAGCTATCGCTCTTTCGGGTTCCGGAACATTGACCGCGATTGGTTCTGCAGCAGTATTTGTTCAGTGGCTCTTGGGTAACGGGCAACCCATGGAAGCGTTTATTATTGACAGCATGGGCAACCTTGATCCGGTGCTCATTACCCGAGGAGGGTGACATGGCACGTGATGTAGGCGAATTCAGTGAGTTTGATGGTGGCGGCGTTATGCCCAATACGGTGTATCCCAAGGGCACCGAGGCACTGACCCCCGCTGACAAGCTCCGCCTCGACTCGATCACCGGGCAGGACCAGGACTCTCGAGCCCCTGTCGATCCCTGGCATTGGCAAGGTGGAACCTACTCGCCCAGCGAATTGGCTGGTGTGGAGGCTGACCGTCGAGCACGCGAGGCCAATAACTCTCGTCTTCGCCGCGAGGCAAGCCAGCTGTACACCGAGTCCCCCTACTGATTTCATTGCGCGCAGCGCGCACGATCAGATAGCATATCCTCAGGAGTGATAGGATCGCGCCTAATCGCTCCAATCGCACGCAATGATCGATTGATTCGTCAGCCAGAAAGGAATGACCATGCCGTCTGCTATGCCAGCACTCGATGGCAAGGTCTTCCTCAAGGACAAGTATTTCGAGAGCACCGGGTACTTCCCACACCCTGGGCAAGAGGCAGTGCACTACGATAATACTCGCCATCGCGTTCTCAGTAATGGACGACGCTGGGGCAAGTCATTCTTTGGTGGCAAAGAGATCGAGGCTATGGCCTGGATCAAGAATTACCTCGGTGAACCAATGCGCGGCTGGATTATCGGCCCGGAGTACACCGACGCGGAGAAAGAGTTCCGCATCCTGCATGACTCGTTCAAGGCGCTTGGGATTGATACCATAAGCTCCAAGTTCTTGAACAACGTCGATAACGGCAACATGCACATCCATACAAACTGGGGATTCGATGTCCAGTGTCGATCTGCTCGACACCCCGAAACCCTCGTTGGTGAAGGTCTTGACTTCGTGCTACTGGCCGAGGCTGGGCGACACGTGCGACGCACATTCACCGAGTACGTACGACCTGCTCTGTCTGACAAGCGCGGCCTCTCAATGATGAGCGGGGTGCCCGAGGACACGAACGATACCAACCTGCTTTACTGGGGTTGGAAGCGAGGGCAGAACCCAGCGATGCTTCAGTGGCATTCTTGGCAGATGCCGAGTTGGACGAACACAGCCGTCTTCCCAGGCGGTCGCAATGACCCGGAAATCCTCGAAGCCGAGGAGGACCTGACGAAGGATGAGTTTGATCGCCAGTACGGCGGGCAATTCATTCTACGTTCGGGCCGCGTCATGAAAGAGTGGGATGACGACCTCCACATCGGTCACTTCGAATACAACCCCCGCTGGCCCCTTTATGCTGCGGTCGACTTCGGATACACGAACGACTGGGTCTGGTTGCTTATCCAAATCGATCCGCAGACGAACTGCGTTTATGTGATCAAGGAAGAACGATGGAAGCTTCGGGATACTGAGGACATCGCCACGAACTCCTTGAAGCATGACACGCTGACGGATAAGGTCATTGCAATCTACGTCGACCCGGCTGATCCGGGTGGCGCATCGACGCTACGGCGAGTGCTCAAGAAGCAGACTCGCAGCAACACAGGTGGCGAGATTAGTACTCGACTCCAGTTGATTCGTTCGGCGCTGAAGGTTCGTCCCCCGGCTGGAGCAATCACGGGACACCCGGAAAGTCGACCTGGACTGATGGTCGATGCCAATTGTCCAGACCTCATCTTCGAGATGAGACAAGGCTATCGCTGGCCCGACCGCCAGCGCGGCGAAGAGCACAACCAAAGTGAGATCCCCATGGATCACAACAACCATGGACCTGAGGCGCTAGGCCGATTCTTCAAGGGTCACATGGAAGGTACCTCTGCGGTGGGTAACCACGCAAGGCAGGGTAAGATCAACTCGTCTAGGAGACGTGCCGCATGAGTGAAGCAGACTACAACCAGTGGTCGACCGCAAAGCCGCTGACGGCTACGAAGGATCGACCTAGCTGGGTACCCGACGAAGACCGTGATCGTCTCGCCGCCTACGCGAAGTACGACCAGATCTACTGGAATGATGGTCGCCAGTACGCGCTCCGTGTGCTCGAGGGTGAGCTGCCCCTTTATATCCCGAACGCCCGCTCGATCGTGGACATCACGGCTCACTACATGGTCAAGGGCCTCGAGCTCGAGATGCAGAACGGCACTGACGAGGATAAGAAGTTCTTCCAGGACTTCCTGGATCGTGAGGAATTCTACTCTCGCTTCGACACGGAGAAGACTGCCGGCGTCGCTCGAGGGGACTGGGTCTTCCACCTAACCGCTGACCCGAACAAGCTCGAGGGCACCCGCATCAGCTTGAATGGTGTGGACCCCTCATCGGTCTTCCCCATCTACCACGATGACATTCCCGACAAAATGATCGGCTGTCACATCGCGGTTCAGTACTACCTGCCTGAGGAGCCCGACAAGGTTCGCGTTAACCGTCTGACCTACCGGCTTGAAGAAGACGAGACGACGGGTAAGAAGCGCGTCAGTCGTGAGCAAGCCATCTTCGAGATGGAACCGAAGTGGTACGGCACGCAGGCGAAGCTGGTTAAGCAGTTGATCAAGTTCGGTTACCTAGATGACCGGATCACGGCTCTTCCGATCTACTGGTTCAAGAACCGCACATGGAGTGGGGAAGACTTTGGTAGCTCAGAAATCCGAGGCCTCGAGACCATCATCCAGACCATCAGCCAAGGCGATACCGATGTTTCGGCAGCCCTGGCACTCGAGGGCTTGGGTGTCTATGCCACTGACGGCGGTCGCCCAGTCGATGACACGGGCGCAGAAACGGTCTGGGAGGTAGCACCTGGTCGAGTGATGGAAGTGCCGACTGGCTCATACTTCCGTCGAGTCGAGGGTGTCACTTCGATTACTCCTGCGACTGACCAGATCGACTACCTCGAGAAGAAGATGAACAAGGCTGCATCGCTTTCCGATGTGGCACTTGGCGAGGTTGACGCGCAGACGGCTCAGTCGGGTATCGCCCTGGCAATCAAGTTCCAGCCCACTCTCGCAAAAATTGAAACACGTGACCGGCACATCATGGGCAAGCTCAAGCAGCTCTTCTTCGACTGGAAGACTTGGGTCGAAGTCTTCGAGCGGAAAACTCTGAGCGGTGATATCATTCCCACAATCGGAGATAAGCTCCCGACAGATCGAGTTGCTCGGGTTAACGAACTGAACAACATGATCGATCGTCAGCTCATTCCGAAGTCGTACTACCGAAGTGAGATGGAGAAGTTGGGGTACACGTTCCCCGACGACATCGAAGCAGAACTCGAAAAGGAATCCCTGGAAGCGATTGAACGCGCCAGGGCTGCATACCTCGCAACTGCCGAGAACGGGGCAGGTAATGGCGAAGGTGGCGACGAATCTTCTGATGAGGGGGGCGGGAAGCCCTCAGCACCAGGTGCTCCGGAGAAGAAGAACCGGAGTAACAATCGCAAACGTCCCAACGAAAGTGCCGGGACCGAAGCGAAATAAATAGGCGGGATGCCTAGGAAGCAGGAAACCATGAAGGACCAGGTAACTCTCGAAGTGCTAGAGGTGCTGCTTCCTGCAGTCATCTTCGGCGCAGAGGGCGAAGGAGAGAACGGCGAGGGCGATAACCCCTCGGGCGATGCTGAAGGCGATGCCGGAGACGCGGGAAGCGACGAAGGAACCAACAAGCCGACCCAGCATGACGACGCTGACGATCCGAAGGTCATCGGGCTGAAGAACGCCCTGGCTGAGGAACGCAAGCGGGCCGACGCGGCTGAGAAGAAAGCGAAGGCAGCACAGAAGGTGCTGGATGACGCGGCCCTCAAGGACAAGTCGGAAATCGAGCAGGCCCAGATCAGGGAACAGAAGGCGACAGAGCGCTCAGAGAAGCTCGCTGCCGGTTTCGTTCGAACGACCCTGGATGCCGCGATCGAACGCGCAGCCCGAGACCAGAAGTTCATCGACCCGACGGATGCAATTGAGGGTGTGGACAGGAAGTCCATCGAATACTCTCAGGATGACGACGAACCCGACAAGGTTCAGGTCGACATGAAGTCCGTCGAGAAGGCTGTCAAGGCTCTCGCAACGAAGAAGTCCCACTTTATTCGCACCGGCACAGACGACGGGGACGCCACTGGCGGCCAGTTCGGCCGAGGTGGCCAGAAGAAGAAGACTTCCGACGACACTCTCAAGGACAAGTACTCGGCTCTTCGCAACCCGCAGTAATCCACACCCAACCAAGAAAGGCCAATCATGGCAAAGTACGACAAGTACGACCCGATTTCGGGTGGCTTTCGTGCACTGCTCGGCGCCGATCTCGTTCTGACGAATGGTGAGGTGGGACCGGTCGCGGTTTCCCTCAACGCGTCGGGCGGGGTAGTCGTCGGGACCGCAGGCCAGTCGGGCATTGTGGGCGTTCTCGTGAAGAACGTCGCACGTGGTCCGGTCGGCCCGTGGGGCACAAGCCTCATCGGAACCGCAAACCCGGACGCCCCCATCGGCGCCCGAACGGGTGATGCTGTTGACGTGATGACCTCGGGAGAGATCGTCGACCTCGACACCACTGCCTTCCCGGCAGGATCGAAGATCTATGCCACCGCAGCTACCGGCGTCCTCTCGACGACCGGCGGCACGGGCAAGCACCTCGTGGGCTACACGGTCAAGGCCGGTCGCCTCATCGTGCGAGTTTCCGCCAACCAGGTCTT